CTCACCCTGCCAAACTGCAAAGACAATCAGATGGAGCCTACCCAGTTCCAACTATGTATGATATATCTGGTTCAGCACATTGGAATAATATGGCAGATATTGGTCTTGTGGTTCATAGGAATTTTGAGGACAATACAACATCAGTTCATGCTAGAAAAATAAGAGAGCAAGGTTTATATGGTGATATAGGAGAGGCTTTATTTGCATTTGATGTAGAAAAGAGAGTATATTTAGCAAAAGAAAGTTTAGATTATTACGCAACAAATACAAACAAAAATAATAACTGGCATGGAGATTAAAATGGATTACAGATATAAAGCAACCCTATTACGAGTAGTGGATGGTGATACAATAGATATTGATGTAGATTTAGGGTTCGGTGTTTGGCTTAGGAAACAAAGAGTACGATTGATGGGTATAGATACACCTGAATCACGCACTCGAAATTTAGCAGAAAAAGAATTAGGTTTAGCATCAAAAGATAGACTTATTGAATTATTAAGTGTTCCTACTTTTACTATCATTACTCATAAAGATGGTAAGGGAAAATTTGGGAGGATTCTTGGAGAACCAGAAGTAGACCACCCACAATACGGAAAAATTAATGTTTGTGATAGAATGATTGAAGAAGGTCATGCTCGTTCTTACTATGGTGGTAAAAAAATTCCTTGGGTTGAATAATCAGTAATCTGTGTTCCTATCATATTTATTAGGAATCCCATCATTATCATTATCTCTATCCCACTTATCTTTTATTCCGTCATTATCAATATCATTATCCCATTTATTTTTAATGCCATCATTATCCCAGTCATCATCATACTTATCAGCTATACCATCATCATCTCTATCCCTATCCCATTTATCAGGAATGTTGTCAGCAAATGCTGTAGCCATAAAAAATATTATAGCTACAACACATGGGACTATTAATTTTACCAATTTTTTCTTATAGCTTTTTTAATTAATATTGCATCACCACAAATAACATCTACTTTTCCATATTCATCAGTAAATAATTTTGTAGCTTCTTTATTAATTGGCAGATTTTTTAATTTGCCTTCTTCATTAAATATTAATCTATCTCCATCTCCAACAGTTATACATTCAACATAGCCTCCAACTAATTTTTG